CGCATTGCTGACCAAGCCTCATGAGATCTCTGGTCTGCTTTCACTGGTATTTGGTACCAAAGATGACGGTATTTCTACGACTATCGATCTGCTCACAGGTGGTCTGGGTAAGACCATGATTGTTGAGAATCGAGAAGTAGAGTGGGCCGTACAGATTGACAGCGATCACGCTGTTAATATTCGTTTTGCTAAGTGGAATGGTCAGGAGGTATCTCTGGCTAACTATAACCAGAACACCATGACTCCTGGTCTTGGCAACACTCCTATTTACCTCGGTTTGGAGGAGCGTTGGTTCGGTCCTGGTGCCGTTCTTAGCTTCGACGATTTCCACTTCCAGGTTCGTACTACTGGTCTTCCTTATCAGGATGGTAGCACCTGGGTATACGAGTGTTATGTAATTGATGGTTCACAGGCCGCTTATATTCCTGGTGAGCTCCTGCTTCCTGGTCGTCAGGTAAGCCGTATCGGTTCTGCTTACGAGGAGTACAGCGACGAGGCTGATATCATCAACTATCAGACTCCGTTTAAGATGCGCAACCATCTGCAGAATCTCCGTCTGACCTACGATATCACTGGTGATGCTTACAGCACCGTACTTGCTATCGCTCTGACTGATCCTGAGACTGGTAAGAAGTCTTATCTGTGGTCTGACTATCAGTACTGGAAGGCTCTGCGTGAGTGGAAGAAGCGTGAGGAAACCGCTCTGCTCTTCTCTAAGAGCAACCGTCTGAGTGATGGTACTTACATCAATAAGGGTACCAACGGTCGTCCCGTTCCCACGATGTCTGGTCTGTTCGAGCAGATTAGCCCGGCTAACATTCGTTACTACACCAAGCTGACAGCTGAGCTGTTTGAGGATTATCTGTTCGACCTCTGCTACAACATCCTCGGTACTAACGAGCGTAAGTTCGTTGCTCTTACCGGTGAGATGGGTATTCGTGAGTTCGACCGTATCCTGAAGGAGAAGGTTGCTAGCTTTAACCTGTGCGATAATGTATTCGTTACTGGTAGTGGCCAGAACCTGACCCTCGGTGGCCAGTTCACTACTTACAACATGACTAATGGTATTACGCTGTCTCTGAAGCGTTGTCCTATGTTCGACAATATGGAAATGTTCCGTCAGCTTCACCCGCTGACTGGTAAGCCTCTGATGTCTTACACGTTCCTGTTTGTTAACATTAGCAACTTCGACGGTCAGTCTAACATCGTTAAGGTTTGTCGTAAGGGTCGTGAATTCGTTCAGTGGTATACTGGCGGTTCTGTAGCTCCTAATGGCTACGCAAACAGCATTAACACACTCCGTTCTAATAGCCGTGATGGTTATCAGGTTCACTTCCTTGGTGAGGTTGGTATCATCGTACGTAACCCGCTGTCTTGTGGTATTCTGTACTGCGATGCAGAGGATACTGAGATCGCTAATAGCGGTATTTAATGCACATATCAAAAATATAAGTATTCGACGGGGGTCGAAAGACCCCCTGTTCGATACTCAACATACTAATGTAAATTATGGTAGTTGAACTTAAGATTAAAAAGAAGAATCCCTGGATTGGGCTGGTAAAGTATAAGAATTGTTTTGATTACATTGCCCCATATTATACACGTTCCGGGTCGATATATACGGGTCTCACCCCAGAAGATGAGAAGTATTTTGAGAAAGCTCTTGGTTATGAAGATGGACATCTCTCTAAGACGTCTGACTTTTGGACTACATTCTCAGTAAAGATTGGTGCACGTACACTTATTCTCGACGATTCTATTCCTCGTCAGGCTATGATTATTAAGTTCCTTAGCGGTCACAAACGTGTCGCTACATCGCTTGATAAGCTTGATGCTGGTAAAGATTATCTGTTGATTAATCGTGAAGCAGAGGCTATTGAAGCCAACAAGATCAACAAACAGCGTCGTGAAGCTATCAAAGAGTTCGATAAGCTGTCACTTGATCAGATGCGTAAGTGCTTACGTTTGTTTGGTATGAACGGCGATAAGATGTCTAATGAACTTGTTGAATCTACTTTGTTTAGCTTAGTTGATAAGAATCCTAAGAAGTTCTTTGACAAGTGGGTTGATAATAAGAGCAAAGAAACCGAATTCCTCATTGAAGAGGCTATCGCTAAAGGCGTTATTCGCAGAGATCGTACTCAATACTTCTACGGTTCTGAGATGTTTGCTGATTCTATGAGCGAAGCTGTTGCTTACCTTGACAACAAAAAGAATCAAGATCTGAAGCTTACTATTATTAATGAGACGAAGAATAAGTAATTCTTCTAAATAAAAACATGAGATATGACGCACAAAGACATATTTACTAAATTCATGATTGAGTATGACAAGGCCAATGTTACTTCGTCATATCCATCGTTAACAGAATATGAAATAGCTACGTTTCTTGATAAAGCTTATATGGCATTGATTGCCCAGAAAGTTACTGGTAACAATGTTCGTAGAGCTCCCTTTGAAGCTGACATTAAAAGTATATCTGATCTACAGCCGCTGGTTACTACTATAAATTTGGCATTAGATAACGGCAAATCTAAGAATCCAT